AGCTTGCACAACCACCTCGATTTCTGCGCGGTGGTCATAGAAATACAGCAATGGCGAGAGCAGAACCTCGGGATCTCCAGGATCACCGTCGCGAAGGATCATCAGGCCAGCCGCTGGGACCCGCTCGGGCAAAACTTCGCCGCGCAGGGCAGTCGCAGGCAAGGTCTGCAGCAGTGCGTGGAGGGATTGGAGGATGGTTTCGCGGGTGGTAGACATGGTCGGGTCTGCCTCTATGTGTACATCAATTTGGGTACAGTTTTTGGCTGAATGGCGAAAAAACATTTGAATTGTAAAAGCCTCTTCGAGAATATCAGCGCCCTACTTGACCCGGCTCAATGTTGGAGCGAGGCTGCAATCTCACAGGGAGAGCAATTATTAATGTCTACTGTTCTTGAAAAATTTACTGAGCAACTTGCATTGGTAGATCAACTCATTTCAATTCACGAAAAAATGCAAACAGGCCGCGGGCGCCGACACGAACAGGATGCAATACACCGGGCTGGGGTGGTTTTGTCTGTAGCCGCTTGGCAGGCCTATGTAGAAAAACTTCTTCTAGAAGGTCTCAGCACGATCAACAGCAGTATGCTCGACCCTGGAGCGCCTGCACCCAGTTGGTCGCTGCAGACATTCAATATGCGAAAAGCTCAGATTGAAACCTCCGTGAAGAAGTTTAATACCCCAAACGACGTGAACGTCCGCAATCTTTTTCTTGAGGCTCTTGGTTTCAACCCATGGCCCGTCTGGGCATGGCAACAGGGGCGACGTCAGTGGGACGCCCTTGAAGTACGCAACAGGACTAACACTTGGGTTCTTGTCCGACATTCCATAGCCCACGGATTTGATCTGCCCACAAACGTTACGTGGCTCCGAGGTGCCAACGGACAGGCTCGGTTAACGCTTAAATTGTTGAAGGAGTGTCGGAATCACTTCCAGTACCTAGCGAGCAAGACTGATACCGCGTTTGCCGAACACTTGGTTAGTGAGTTCGGCCTTCCACGGCCTTGGTGAATGTCCTAAAGTAATTGTTCCACCCAGTTCGCCACGATCAACCCCGGCAGAACAGCCGCGGCCGCTCGCGCATCCCGGCCCAAATCCAGCCGCTTCGACAATCGCACCTGTGGAACCAACAGGAAGATCGGCACAACGGTCCGCCCAGCCAATCGGCTGTAGCTTGTTCCATCCTTGCGGCGGGTGACATTCTCGCGGATCCGGCCAGACCTCGTGAACCGAGCGTTATCTGTGACCAGCAAGCTTGGCCCACTGCGCCGATAGACAAACCGCAGGGGCATGCCTGTACGTCGTTCCCAGATACCCGGGTCCAGAGGCCCACGCCGGATACGTTCGCGTGCCACCGCAGTCGGAATGGCCAGCCAGAATCCATTTTTCGAGCGGATCAACGCGCCTTCGTCATGGGCACCAATGATCTTCGAGGCTTTTGACCAGACCAGCGACACCGCCCCAATGCTTGTTCCCTGTTTTGGATAGCGCGCCATGCGGATGGTGCGGGCCAGCTTAGTCCCCAGCCCGGCCCCAGTGATCTGTGCGCGCCAGTCGGATTTCAGCCGCTGGCCTGATTGCGTGACGCCCAAAGTGACAGCCCGCTCTGCAGCCTTGGTTTCCTCGGCCATGATTTTTGCCAGATCGGGCGAGAAGCTAATAGACATTTTCATGCGGGTCTGGCCTCGATGCTCCAGATCAGCCGCTCCGGGTCTCGCACCGGTTCGCCCTGGATCAGGAAGGCCTCACCACAAATTTCGATCTGGTCACCCGGCCGGGGTGCCGCAACCTCACTTAACCGAAGATCAAAGTGCTGGGTTTCCGACCAGAGCTTGGCCTCACCAAAGCCGGTGATGCTGTCGCCACGTCGCGCCACCACACGAACGAGCACGGGGTTGCCGCCCCCGGTCGTGTAGATTGCCTCGGTGCCAATGTTGGAATCGGCAAACAGTGCGTCCATGGCTATGGCGACAGCATTCATCAGGTGCGCCGGGCGCTGCGCAGCACCTGCGGCCGGGTGCAGATCGGCAGCGGGTTGCTCTCGATCTCAAGCCGCACCCATTCGTCGCGATCACGATCCGGGATGGACCGCGCATAGAGTGGCAGGCCGAGAGTATTGGCCGTCTCGAAGGTGTCCGCCGGGGCGTAGTAGATCTCAAACAGGCCCTCAACACCTTCAGGATAAAACACTGCCTTGTCGACCGGGACACCGAAGGCGGCATTGCCTCGGTACCGGCGGAAGTTTATACCACCAAAGCTGACTTCATCCGACACCCGGCTGCGCAGATCGGCAGCCGCCGCGGTGTTCAGATAGGTTTCCCGCACCTCCTTGTGGGCCACCAGATCGGCAAAGAAGGCCGAGCCACATTCCGCGCGCAGTTGCACCGCACCAGTGGAAAGGCCCCCGAGAGTTTCCTCGACGCTTTCTATCAGGGCCTGGCAGCCTTTGCGCAGGACACCGGAACCGGGCGAGGAATTGTCCAGATCAAAATCGACTTCAGCTGCCGGGGTAATGGCAAACTCACTGAAGTAGTCAATGACAGTGGTGCCATTCTTCGGGTCGAGCACCTTGCCCTGAATGCCGTTCAGAAGGTGGTATTCAAACGTGGCCTCGGCATCCGAGCGCAACCGGCGCAACCGCCGGGCGACTTCGGCCTGGATTTGTTGGGTTTCGCTCTCGGACCCGAATGCCCGAATGCCCTGGATTTCCGAGGCCCAGAGCACGTCCTGCTTCTTGAATTGGCGACAGACAAAGGCACGCACATCCCGATGCTCGGGAACCTGTTGATCATAGGCCGAGCCGCGTTCTGAGAACGGGATCAGCGACAGGGTGCCGTCCCTAGACTCGATCACAACGGTGCGGGCGCGAACGCCACGATCAGAGAACAGGCTGGAACCTGACAAGGTTGCAGGCTTGAAGGGGATGTTCTCCAGCGCCCGGGTGAGTTCGATGACCGAAAAGGCATCGGTCTCGAAGATATCCATGGTGGCCATGGGCGGCCCCCTTTCAGAATAGAATTAGCGGGTAAGGATGCCGACAGCGGCAAGAGCCGTGTGTGCAGCAGTGATTTCAGGGCCTGTGGGTGTGCCGGTGAACATCAAATCGTGTTGGTTGACGATGGCCGGGCCGCGCAGGAGGACAACAGACTGAGCCTCGGCGGTTGTCGCATCCGCTTTGCCCCAGAGCACTGCAACGGCGGTCTCGGTGCCATCAACGGCGGCGGGATCAAGGGCGGCGTATTTGCCATCCGCGGTGATTTTGCCCAGCACGGTGCCGGGCTCAAGCGTTCCGCTAGCGATGGTGACGACCTCGCGGCAATAATCGCGAAAAGCCTCCCAAACAATAAAGCCGCCTGCGTGGCGGCCTTCGGTCAGAATTGTCATAGGGTGTTATCCTTTGCGTTTGAAAGTGCGGGCAATCACATCGCCCCAGGGTTTTGCCTCGGGGCTGCCCCCGGGTTGCGGGTGACTGGAGGTGATTTCAGGCTCGGCGGCGGCGCGGGCGTCGATCAGAGCTTTGCGGATATCCTCAAGGCTGGTTTCAGCGGAGAGGAACGAGGCGGCCATTTGCGATTGGCCCGCCAGACGGCAGAGATCGACAACTGCCTTGGCGTAAGACATGGCCTCATTGCGGATCACAGACATATCCGGGGATTTCGGCGCCGGTTCCGCAGGCGGTTCGCCTGATTTCTCTGGCTCCGAAGCAGGGTCAGCCACGCCTGCGGGGGTCGAAACAGGAGCCTGAGTGCCCTCTGTCGGGTCACCCTCCTTTGGTTCAGAATTGTCCAGTGGGCGCGCCTTTTCCACCGCCTCCACCAGATCAATTGGTGCATTCCTGAAGCGGGTAATGTCGAAACTGGCGGCAATCCGCACCGGCTCAATCACCTTGTCCGCAAGACCCAGTTCCAGCGCATCGGCTGCATCAAGCCAGGTTTCCGCCGCCATCAATGCGGCAATACCCTCATCAGGCCTACCGGACTTGGCGGAATAGCCCCGCACCAGAGAGCCTGCGATCTTGTCCAGCGCCTCGGCCATGGAGCGCATGTCACCGGCATTACCCATTACCATGCCTGAAGGATCATGGATCATCAGGAAGGTGTTCTCGGGCATCACCACGGTGTCACCCGCCATGGCGATATAGGACGCGGCCGAGGCGGCAATCCCGTCGATTGTCACGGTCACGGGGCCTTCGTGACGCATCAGAGCGTTGTAGATTGCGACCGCATCAAAAACCGAACCACCTGGGCTGTTGAGGCGAAGGTTCAGCGGTGCTTTTGTATCCAGTGCACCCAGTTCAACCAGAAAGCTCTTGGAGGAAACGCCGTATGCACCGATCTCATCATAGATCAGCAGTTCCACGCCTTCATCTCGGGCGCGGATCGTGTACCAGGATTGCATGTGTCAGTCCTTTTCTTCTTTGTCAGGGGCACCCTGCGGCGTGGCGCGTGCGCCCTGGGTTTCGCCGGGGCTGGTGCGGTAATTCAGGCCGAGTGCCGCAGCACGCTCTGCGTCCGCCGCGTTCTCACGATCGATTTCCTCAATGTCATAACCGGTGGCTTCCACCGCCTTGCGCCGCGACATCAGCCCCGCGTCAATGCCCAGAAGCTGCGCCTGAATGTCTTTCAGCGGATCAACCCAATCCCAACGCGGCGGGATCCAGTGCACCGCGCGGGCCTGTTTGATATCCGGCAGATCAAGTGCGCCGGACAACACTGCCGTTTCCAGCCAGCGCTGCCAGATAGGACGGCAGAGCTGATGCGCAATCACTCCGTGCTGCAGCTGACCGACCCGGCGGCGGAACTCGACCAACTCGGCCCGCAGGCTGGAATAGTTGGCCTGACGCACATCACCGGTGAC